GATGGTATGTCGACGCGGTTGCGGAGTTCTTCCCGACCGCGCCATACCTTCAACGACGTGCGGACGGCAAGAGGGACTTTTGGACGATAAAGTCTGTAAAAGTCTGCTTGCATCAAAACCTTGCGGATGTGACGGACTGGCACGGGTTCTGCCGCGGCGTCGTGGAGCTGCAGGCCTGCCTTGATCTATGGAGACGTAAAATGCACGGCGTGCATTTTGAAACGCCACGCTTGCGTATCTATGGGCAGCGGGAACTGCTTGACCAGATTTCCGGGCATCTTCCGGCGGCGCCGAAAAAGATACAAGCTGTTCGTACCGGAACCGGCGGAACATGTGTGCTGTATTATCAAAGTCCATCCGAAGTCGTCGGCATCCTCAACTGGCTGCGTGGTGACCCGGAGAATGCGGCACTTTGGGCCAGATGGGGAGAAATCTTAAAATCCTCAAAATAAAAGCCCGTGGATCACTCCACGGGCTTTTACTCTGTATGCTGCCTTCCGGCGACGCGGCGGGCAATTGTGATGATGTGCGGCAGGCGGCGGGAGATGGTTTTGCGGTCGACGCCGATCTCGGCGGCTGCGTCCATCTGCGGGAGCCTGCGCACGATATAAAGCTTCACGATCTGCCGATCGATCACGTCCAAAAGTCCCTCGTCAGTGACGCGCTCCCAGTCGCTGCGCGTGAGGTGTTCCAGCTCCTTCGGCAGAGCCAGCCGCGCAGTTATGCTTCGTCACTCCCTTCCAGCCGCCGCATGTCGGCGGCAGCTTACTTATCAAATACGCCTGTGCGGTCAAGGATGACCAGCATCCGGACGTTATCCTCGGCAAGGTCGAGCAGCAGCTCTTCGCCCTCGCCGCCCTTGCCCTTGAGCAGGCCCTTTCCCACCAGCTTGTCCAGCGTCTCGCGGTACGTCTTGTTCGTGACGTCTTTCAGCTTTTCGTATCTCACTTCTTCCGCTTCCTCCAGCAGATTCTTAAATTTTTTCCATGCGCCCTCGTCGATCATCGGCGCAGGGCATTTTTTGAGGCTCACATCGTAGTGGCGCACGACGTACTTAACGTTCGGCAGCTGATTTTTGAGCTGCGCATACAGCTCCGCCGCGTGCCGTTGCGTCTCGACGGGGATGTAATACCGCCCGGCGGCGTCGGTGTGGCTGACCATCTCGATCGATACCGAGTTGTAGTTGTTGACGAGCTTGCCATATGGGCCTTTGTTCCCGTCTCCGACGGACCAGGCGACGGTATCGAGCGGCACGCACTCGTAGGCTACATTGCCCTCGTCGACGACGTAGTGGGCCGAGGCCTTTCGTCCCTCGCTTCCGCCCTCAAAATAGCGGGCGTTGCCCTTGGCCGTCGCCATCTGGCCGGTATTGGCCGTGTAGTGCATGACAATGGCGGTGATGGCGGAGAGCTTGCGCTTTCCGCCGTGCCACTTTGCCCGGATGGATCTATCGATCTCCATCAGTCTTCCTTGACCTCCGGCAGGCCTGCGACGCTCGTCAGCAGGGACAGGATGCCCGCCAGCGCAGAAGCTGAGGCGACGGCGATCCAGTTTACTTCGGACAGGATCGCGCTCGTGCCGATGGTTGCGACTGCCGTCTGGGCGACTGTCTTAATCGCGCGGATACCCGCGGCTTTCCACCATTTTGCGTTCATATGTAGTCTCCTTTCAGGTTTTACGCCTCCCGGCGAAGATTATAAGATTTTGCCCAGCACCCAGCCGACAATACCGGTGACGAGTGCCGTCACGGCGATTTTGACCAGCGTGTCCCAGTGCTTGCCCGGTCGCGCGGTCAGTGTGTCCACGCTCTGCTGCATGCCGTCGATCTTCTCGTCCATCGTTTTCATGTGCTCGGCCATGACAGCCACGCTGGACGCGAGCTTGCTTACGGCGTCATTTTTCTTTTCGAGATCCTTGATTCGTCCGGTGTTCCGGTCGACGCAGCCGCGGATCTCCGCGACTGCAATGCTCAAATCCTGCAAGTCCATGTTTTTCTCCCTTCTGCGTTATCAGATCGGCACAAAGGCCGCGTCTGTCCAGTCGGCCTTTTTCCCGGCCGTGCCCATCCAGACCTTGATCTCGCCGTTGTGCGTGTAGTACGCGTTCTGGATGAGGGGCATGCCGGAGGCCCACACGATTGGGTTGTCCGCCGTGCCGGCTTTCACGGCCTGCTCAACGTACTCCTGCCGGACGAGGATCTTGTTTACGTAGATGTTGCGCCAGTCGTAGCCCAGCTTGTCCGATTGTGTCACGTCCTCTGTGATGCCGCCCGCCTCCTGCACCAGCTTGCCGTCCTTGATGGCGGTTTTGAGCTTTTCCAACTTATCCTGCGTCATAGGCTGCCTCCAATTCTGCAAGCGCGGCTTCCGCCTCGGTCAGCGGGACGGCTGCGCCATGCTGTTCGTAGGTACCGACCGGCTCCGTTCCTTTCATTGCGTGTCCTTCCGTCCGGTACACTGTATCGGCCAGCGTTCGGTATTCGTTCCCATCCTTATCCGTCTGCGTGATTGCCTTTTGTGCGCAGAAGCCTTCTGCTTCGCCCTCCCCGCACGGGACATAACATCCGTTTTGATGCAGCCTGATCGGGATAACTCTGTCCGCGTATCCGGCAAACGCCCCTTCGCTCGTGATTATATACATGCGTTCCCTCCAATCTTTGCCTTGTATATTTGCCTCAACAGACTTGTGCTTGCGGTCCGCAGCCGGTTTTTCCAGTAGCCGTTTTCCTGCCCCGGCCATTTTTCATCCGTAAAGTCTTCACCACAGCCGTGCTTTGCATACCATTGATAGAGGCGTTCAAGCATTTTCTGCCGCTCGGCACCTTCCTGCGTGTTCGGCCTGAAATGCTTCCATCCGTTCTCGGACGTCGCAGCGCATATCCGCCTGCCGTCCGATGCAAACAGAAACCCTTCGATTTCCGATACCACAGTTTCGTACCGGAGATTAAATTCCCCCTCTATCCCCGCTCCACGAAAGCGCTTATATACGATATACTCCATGTGCTTGTCCCTCATACGCAAAAGCCGGGGGCAAAGCCAAACGAGTAGCCCGCGGGGTAATAGGTGGCTGACCCGTACTTATACACCATCATAAAGCTGTCGAGTCCGTTGGCAGCCGGGGAACGCAACCACCAATTAACGGCTGTACCTGTCTCGCCGTGATTGTATTTGATTTTGCTGTTGCCCGCGCTGTAATACAAATACTGCGCCTGCTTGCTCTTTTCGTTCGTGTTGCTGGCGACGAGTTCCCCGCATACTTCGTACTCGGACAGGAGGAAAAAGTAATCTGTCGTTGCCGTTACCGCGCTGGCTGCGCTGCTGTTGCCTGTGTTGTTCGTGTACTTCGTCACGGATTTCAGTACGGTGCGGAGTTCTGCCGGGATGACGGCAAGAATCGTGCCGGAGTAGCTTGACAGGCTTGTGCCGCAGACGCTCTTGCGCATATTCGACGCTCTCCATCCGCCAGAGTTTGTGTCGTTGGTATTCATTCGGAAACCGGCGCTCGCACCATTGTAATAGCTGTCACAGATGGCAACGTCCGTACCGCCGGAAAGCGCGGTCTTTGCAAGCTGAAAATGGATGCGGTTTGTGCCCTCGACATTGGCATTATGGTTGAATCCGATGATAAACACATATGTTGTGTAATTAGATAGCGTCAGCGCACCGACCGTGCCGTTCAGCGTGACCGCCTTTCGGTCACCAATGCTCCAATAGTTCGCGCCCTGTCCCGCGTCGGAAACGGACTTGATAACGCTCCACTCGTTGTCGTTGAGCGTGGAGCTTACGAAAGAAAGCGTCAGCGTGTAGGATGTCGTGCCGGAAACAACATTGACGGAGCCGCTCACAGTCTGCCCGTTCTTTGTGGCCTCGACGGTATATGCACCGGTTTCCGTTACGGTAAATACCGCTGTCCCCGTGCTAGTCTTTGTCTGGACTGTTACGCCGTCCTTTTTCAACGTGACGGATGCGCCGGAATCGACCGTTACCGTGATCGTCGCGGAGAAGAACGTCAGCGCCACCGCGTAGCTGTCCGTGATGGATACAGATTTTGTGTTGGACGTCTGCCCGCCCAGCGTTGCAGATACGCTCCATGTGCCGGGTTCCGGCACAGTAAGCGTACAAACGCCGGTGCTGTCAGATGTTCCGCTGATCGTTTTTGAACCGTTTGTCGCTGTGACCGTCGCACCGGCAGATACCGTTACAATCAGCTGCAGCGCGATCCCGGTCGAAATCGTGCCGACTGCTGCAGCAAGGCTTTCAATGGTCTGCGCCGCTGGGACTGTGCCGCCTTTGGCTTCTACAGCGTCATACGCCGCGCTGACTGCCGTGATAATGCGGTCGATTTCGCTCTGGATACTCATGTCGGCCTCCTTAGATCGCGGCGAGAGCCGTTTCGATCGCGTCGGTCAGCGATACCGTGCCGCCGGAGGTGTAGCCCGCCGGGACCGCGACGCTGGTCTGCGTGAGGCCGTCGATGGTCTTTGAGATCGCGCCGTTGTTGGCCATGGTGCCCTCGACCTTGCTGCCGTCGGCCAGCACGATAAACTTACCGTCCAGCACGTCAGCCGCTCCGGCAGTCACGCCGGAAACGTCTTTGTACTTGGCCGGGATGGACCCGACCGTGACCTTGCCGAGAACCTTGCCCTTCGTCGGCGTGATGTCCTGCGCGGCCTCTCCGGGCGTGGCGGACTTGGTTTCCAGCACGACAGATACCTTGCCCGTGCCGGAGTGCTTGCCAGCCGGGACGGTGTATTCCTGATTTCCGGTCGTGGCGTCCAGCACCTTAGATACTGCGCCGTTGTCCGGCATGGTGCCTGCCTGCGTCACGCCGTCGGCGTCGATAAAGACTTTATTCGCCAGCACGTCGCCTGGCGTGGCCGTCGTGGCGCTGACGTCCTGATAGTTTTCCGGGATGGCGCCGACGGTGACGCCAGACAGGCCGTAATAGCCCTGATCGGGCGTGATCGCCTGCTGCTCCTTGGTCGGTGTGACGGTCTTGGCTTGCAGCTGGTAATTGCCGCCGCCTCCGACGCCCTTGACCGTGCCGGTTCCGTCGTGATAGCCCTTCGGGACGGTGTAGCTCTCGCCCTCCTTGACCTGCGCATCGATCGCGCCGTTATTTTTGATGGCTGCCGCCTTGTCGGCCAGCGCGTCGAGCTTGTCCGTGCTCGCGGCAAGGCCGAGGCCGACGAGCCATGTGCGCAGCTTGTTCCGCGCGGTCTGCAGTCTGGTAATTTCCGTCTGTGTGCTCATAAAATCACTCCTTTAGATTGTCGCCAGCAGGGCGTTGATGTTTCCGACCTCCGTATACACGGCGGCGCTGGTTACGGGCTTGGTGTTGTCCTTCTCCACGGCCGCGGCCGTGTCGACGGACAGGGTATTGGTGGCCGCGTCGAGTTTGAGGCCGTTGCCGATGGTGTAGCCTCCGGTGCCGGAGCCGCCGGAGCTGCGGGCCTCGTTGATGGCGTCGACGAGGTTGCCCTTGTTGTAGGTCTTGAGTTCGTCCAGATCGCCGATCTGGTTTTGCAGCTGCGCCCAGACGGGCAGCGTCGGGTCTGCCCCCGGATCCCCGGACGGCTCTGCCGCCGGCATGACTTTGCCGAGCGTTACCCACACTGTCGGCAATATCAGCCCGTCCGCGTTTGCGCCGTAGACGCCGACGCGTGCGATCGGCCCCGCGTCTGCCAGAATTTCATGCGGCACCACAACCTTGTTGCCGTCCCACGCGCTTTCCAGCACATCAACGGTAGTTCTGCCGGCCGAGAAGACGGCTGTCTTCGTCAGCCCGCTCCAATCGTCAGAAAACACGAACTCAACGGTCACGGCCTTGGCCATGCCCGCCGTCAGCAGCTCCGGCGGCGAGCACAGATGCGCGCAGGCTTTGGTGATGTGGATCTGGATCATGCTGTTTTCCTCCTATCCGATTACTGTGCCATTTACAACAAGCTTGCCTGCGTTGTTGCAGTATATCTCCGCGCGGGTGGAGTTGTTGTAGCACATATACAGATACGTCGCGGCCAAATTCACGGGCTTGTCTGTTGCTCCTATGTACATATTCCGCACCATCGGCACCAGCATATTTTTGCTTGCATGTACAAAGATACCGTTACTCCCGCGCTGGATCGCATACGGTGTTTCTGTCGTTCCGCCGCTGCCCGGCGGGCCGACGACGTACTCGACGATATAGCTGCCGGAGATCCGTGCGACCTTGACGCGGTCGCCCGCGGCGAAGGTGGCCGACGTGTTGCATTTATAGTGCTTTGTTGTGGCTTCCGTCTGCCCCTCTAGGATGAGGGACAGACCATCGTCATAGACCGCGCCGACGGTCGCCAGAAAGTTTTCCGGCAGATTTTCGTCCGGCATGCTGATCGATGATACAAATAAGCTGTTGATGCCCTCCATCAGGCAATCACCGTCCTTTTTGCTGAGTGTGTCATGAGGCTGCCGGCCTGCATCGTGATCGACCAGCCGGTCTCAAGGTAGATGCCTCCGAGGTCGTCGTGCGTCAGAGCGAGGATATCGCCGACGCCGTGGCCCGGCTCGTTGAGCGTGTAAAACGTGATCGCACGCGCAGCCAGTAGGGATTCATTGCGGCGTTTGTCTGCGTAGGCCTGCAGCTCCTCCTGCGACGCAATGTTGTCCACCCGCTCGACAGAGGTGATGCGTATGCCGCGCTTGAAGGTGGATTTTTTGGACGCCGGATTGTCGTTGACGGCGGTCGCCACCATGGCCGCGTCCATGTCCGGATTGTTGCAGGTCACGACAAAGACGTTCGGGGCGTCAAAAATATCCGTCTCGTCCGACCAGTCTTGCCCCAGATGCTTTTCCGGCAAAAACAGATCTGTCGTGCCGTATCGCCAGTCGATGAGCGCGGCGGACGGCTCCTGGTATGGCTCCAGGCGGCAGACACCGTCTGCGTCAAACCACAGGCTCTCATAATTGATTTCTGATAGCAGGGCATTGACGATCGTCAGATAGCTGGTGCCGATGTCCCAGTCCTCGCGGTCTGTCGCGAGGACTGCGTCGTTCGGTGTGGCAATCACCAATGTAACGCCGCAGGTAGTGAGCAGCTTGCGGATCTCCGTAAGATAGGACGCGCCGGCAGAAAGATGCAGGAGCGTCTCTGTTTTCTGCGTATACACCCGCCAGCAGCGGTCATACGCTTCAATTTCGATGCGCATGCTTCCGGCGCTTCCTTTTTTGCTGACGGTCGTGGCCTGATAGATCCCGAGTGAGGTCTCGACGCCGTCAACGCTCATCCACGGACGCAGCTCATTGGATTCCAGTTCCGCGAGGTCGTTCGGTCGGAAGCTTCCGCGCAGCGCGCCGTGGAGGGTTGCTGCTCGATCCCACATGATCTGCGGCGCGTCGCCGTCGGCCCACTGAAGCTGCGTGATTGGCGCGCCGTTGCGCAGGACGTCGACGCGGTATCGGACGTCACGGGTCAAGGGTGATCGCCTCCTCCTGATTGGTATGAGCGACGGTAAAGGAGTACCGCCGCATAAACTCATCGCTGTTGCTCTCCAGCGACGGAAGCGTGCCGATCGCCATGTTGCCGTAGTGATCTTTCAGGCAGACAAGCCGCCCGACCAGGGCCTCGAGCGCGAGCGCGCTGGCGCGCTGGCTGTGCGGCCATGCGCATGCGACAGCGAGTGACCGGTCGCGCTTCTCGCTGCGCTCTTCCACGGGGTAGGCAAGCCCGGCCAGGTGGATCGTGCTGACGCCGGCTGCGAAGCTTACGCGGTTGGTGCGCAGCTGCGTCTCGGACAGGCGCATATCGAGCCAGACGCCGGTCGAGAGGTCGCAGATTGTATTGGTCTCCGGCAGGATCTCGACGGTGTCCGAATTGGACACGCCGTAGTTATCGCTGTCATCGTAGCAGCCGCGGACGCGGTAGGTGACGGAGCCGATGCTGCGTTTGTCGGTGTATTCCTTGGTGCCTGCGCGGGCGATGGCGACGCCGTCCCGCTCGATCAGGTAAAAGTCATAGCTCCCGGCCGTCTGCCAGCTGAGCGCCGCCTCGCGCCCGACAGAGACGGTCAGGGTGATCGCTTCGCCCTCGGTATGGGAGACGGGCAGGGCAGCGGCGCTCCACTCCGACCACATGCCGTATTGATTCTGCACGCGGACTCGGACGGTATAGCTGCCGTCGGTCAGATAGACAGGCGAGCGCCATGCTTTGTCCGTGCCGTAGACCGTGCCGGATGCATAGCCGTTGGAGAGCGTCAGCTGATAGGCCTCCTGCTCCGACGTCTGCCACGTGATGCGCGGGCGCGGGCCGGTGGACTGGATGACGATGGACGGGGCGGACGGCGCGTTGATGGCGATAAACTCCGCCGCGTTGCTCCACGCTGAGGCCGTGCCGTCGGTGTTGTAGGTTTGCACGCGCCAGTATTTCGTCCCGCTCGTAAAGGTGTTCGCGGGGACGTCGTAATACTGATCCGCGCCGGTAACGGTCGTTAGGGTGTTCCACGTCGCGCCGTCGGCGGACCATTGCGTGTCGGCCTTGCTCTGCGGCGTGCCGGTGGAAATGATGTGCTGCCAGCTAAAGCGGTTGACGATTGTCGCGTCGATGACGATTCCAGAAGGGGAGACGGGCTTGGCCGTCGGGGTAACGTCTGTTGTCGTGATCTCCTGCCATGCGGACGTTGTTGTCGTGCCGCTGTTCGCCGTCACCTTTACACGCCATTCGAGCGTTCCGGACGGGAATGTGTTTGCAGGGACTGTGCAGGCGGTCGTCGCGCCGGAGACGCTGATCGTGTTTGAGGTGCTCGCATTTTTTACGCGCCACTCGAAGACTGCGGAGGTTTGTTTTATCTCCGTGAAGCACGTCTGTGTGAGATCTGTGTCGTCTTTGCAGGCCCATGTGAACGTATTTTTTTGCGTTCGATTCACAAACGCCCCGGAAGATGGTGCAAAATCGCTGGCCTGTATTCCGACGTCATCATCCGAATACTCACATTCCAAAAACGGTTTGTAGGACGACTTTACGCCATAAAAAATCGCTTCGGATGCGTTCCCGTCTCCTCCGCTCGAGAACGCAAATGCAAATCCGTTTCGCATTCCACTCTCAAGGTTTTTCTTCCGGGCCGCTTCGTATAGCGACATTGAGAAGACGACTTCCGCCTGTACGACCTGGTTAAGCTCACTCCATCTTGCAGACCCGACGCCGTCTCCATTGCCATATGGTTTCGGCTGCGTCGCGTATGTTACCGTGCCTGTGTCGAGCGGCTCTGCCAAGCCTTGCCCGTAAGCTGCTATGTATGCAGCTCCCCAACTTCCCAAAGTACCGGCTGTTGGCATGGCGTATATTACAAGCCTCACCTTTGTGATACGCTTGTACTTGTATGCTGCCGCAGGCTCGCCGAATTTCAGCAGGATATTATCCCAGCCGTCATATGTTCCGTCATGGTTCGTAAACGGATCGACAAACAGCTTGTACTGCGTAAGATTTGAATAGTTTGTGTTCGGGTGGGACTTGGAGACTGCCGTCGACCCGCTGGCCTGTACTGTAAAGGTTGGCACTTACTTCGCCCCCATTCGCTGCGTGATTCGCTCGTTGGTAAAGATCGTCACGATATCGTTCAGCTCCCGGATATCGGACGCCGGGATGATGACTTTGTCGATGTAGATGTCGCCGCCGCCCGTGTAGCGGGTCTCGCTTGCCGTCTGGATGCGTGAGCCGGAGGGGAGATAGATCCGCTCAAGGCCGTTCTCATTTACCTTCGTCCAGCCGCCAGACCAGTTGTCCGTACCGGCGGCGTTGCCGCCCAGATAGCGCCGGACCCATTCGTCCTCCGTGATGCCGATGGTGGACGAGTCGCCGCGGGCAATGGCGTCCTCGTATGCCTTGGAGAGGTCGGACGCGCTGCTGCCCCACGATTTTGCCGCGTAGCTGTCCTGCAGTGTCTGGTACTTGTTGCCGTTTCCGCTGGCATATCCAAAGCCTAGGGCATTGCCCATTTTCTTAAAATCCAGCGTAAACAGGCCCGCAAAAAAGTCCGCCGTGTCTGCGATCAGCGCCATGACCTCCGCCAGCGGCCGCAGGGCGTTTGTCAGCGCCGGGACGCGGTTGTTGGACAGGTCGGACATGGGATTGAGGATATCGCCGACCGTCTCAAGCAGCATGCCGAAGGCGTCGACGATTCCGGAATCCTTGATCGCCTTCCCGAGATCCTTCACGCCCTGTGTCGCGTCGCCGTAAAATTCCTCGAGGTACGGCGCGAACTCGGCGGCCAGCTGGTTTTTGACGCCCTCCTGTGTCTTCTGCAGGCGCTGATAGGCGTCGTCGACCGCGCCGAGCGCGGAAAGCGCCTCTTCGTCCAGTACATAGCCGACGTTGTGCGCCTCGTCTGCGTAGGCCTTGAGGGTATCCGACCCCTGAATAATCAGTGGATTCAGATCCTGCGCGGAGCGACCGAAGATGTCCATGGACATGGCGTCCCGCTCTGTTTCGTTTTTTACTTTTCCGAGCGCGTCGATCGTCTCATAAAAAACGTCATTTGCGCTGCGCATGCTGCCGTCGGCGTTGGTGACAGAGATCCCCAGTGCTTCAAACGATGCCTGCGCGTTGCCAGTGCCGTTCATCGTGTCCTGCATGTTGTTGGTCAGCTTGCGGAGGCTGCCCTGCAGGGTATCGACGGAGACGTCGATCAGCTCGGTTGCGTAGGAAAACTCCTGCAGCTGGTCAGTCGTCTGGCCGGTCTGCATGGAGAGCGTGATGATGTTGTCGGCAAAAGACGCAGATTCCTTCGTCATGGAGATCATGGCCTTTTCGACTTTTACGATCGCCGCCGCGACGGCAGCGAATGTACCAGCAAGCGCCAGGGACGACGCGTCAAGGCTCCCCATGGCGTTCATGGAGGACTTCATGCCGTCCGGCAGCTGAATGCCGAGCTTGGACGTCAGGCCATTCACCACGTCGCCGAGGTTGCCCATGCTCTGCCCGGCGTCCTCGGTTGCGGTGGTCGTGTCTTCTATTTGCTCTGTGTTGTTTTTCAGCTGTCCGTTCAGCTTGTAAAGCTCGGCTTCCGCGTTATTGAGTTCTTTTTCCCAGCGCAGCGTTTCTACTGCGTTTGATCCGTAATTTTCTGCAGCTTCTTCGAGCCCAGCTTTCAGGTTGTCGATTTTGTCATACTGCAGGCTTATTTTTTGGGTTAGCAGGTCCGTTTTCGCCGCCGAAAGTTCTGCTGATTCTGCGTTGTCCGCATATTTTGCCGATACCTTCCGCATCTCGGCGTCCAGCACGTCCATGCTTGCGCTGAGCCGTTCGATATTTTTGCGGTATGTTTGTTCTTTTTCGCCTTCCATGCGCTTTTCATTTTCGCGCATCTGGTTATTTAGATCGTTCAGTTTCGCTGTTGCGTTTTGCAGGCTGGCCTGCCACGCCATTGTAGCTTTGCTGGATTCTCCCGTTTTTTTTACGGAATTTTTCAGAGCCTCCTGCATATAGCGGATCTTTTCTGTTTGCAAAGAGATCTGCCGTTGCAGGATGTCATTCTGTTGCCCTAGCAGCTTTGCGCTGTCTGCATTTTTCCCATACGCAGACGTTACTTTCCGCATCTCGGCGTCCAGCACGCGCATGCCGTTGCCGATCTGGGAGAGTGCCTCTTTGTATTCCTTTTCGCCCGAAAGCGTAAATTTTGTATTGATGTTCGGCATGTTATGTGCCTCCGTTCAGATAGGCCGACAGGCTCTGCGGCTGCTCCGGCTGCTTTTGCGGTGCAAGCGCGTCCAGCAGGAGTGTTATGCGGCGCGGGGACATGGTTTTCCAGAAATCCCGCTCCGGCAGATGCAGCCGGAAGAGCCAGATTGCGAGGAAGCCGGGGAAATCAAAGCCCAGCTGCTTCGGTTTCCCCGGCGGTGTCAGTTTTTTTCGTCTTCCTGCGGTTTCGTTTCGGCCCCCGCGTTCTTCAATACTTCGGCCCGAACCAGCGGATATATCAGCTTTCCGGCCTCTACAGTCTGCGTGAGCGTGAGCTTTCGGCCCAGCTGCTTCCGCGTAAATACCAGCGGCAGTCCGTTCTCATCGGTGATCCCCTGCGAATCCGCTGCGTCCGTCAGCATACCGGCGAGAAACGCCAGTGTACTTTTGATCCCATGGATCCGATCCAGCGCCTGCACGAGGTTCCCATCGTATTCGTCCTGCACGTATGCGATGGCGTTCATGTTGCAGACGAGCCTGTAGGTCGTGCCCTCAAATTCGTAATCTACAAAGTCAAACTTTGTCGTTTCCATCAGGTTTCACCCAGCTTTCCCTTGATCCATGCGACGGCCTCCGTCGCGGTGTCGACGGTCTCGGTCTCGAGCAGCAGCTCGTCGGTCGAATCGTCTGCGAGAAATTCGCCGGTCGTGGTCGGCGTGTTGAACTGGATGTTCTCGCCCTTGGTCTGGTAGGACAGCGAGGGCGGGCCGAACAGCGCTTTCGGCACCCAGACGCAGGTGTATTTGGTCACGCCGTCGATCTTATCCGGCGCGTAAAAGCCGACGCCGACATAGTTTGCGATGTCTTTTGCCGAGAATTTCAGATTTTCCTTGCTCGTATCGGATGTGCAGCCGTAAAGCATGGCCTGTGCGGCCTTTTTGATGTACTTGACAGCCAGTGAGATTGTGCCGCCGGTGGCGAGCTTGATATACTCGGCAAGCTTGGATTCCGCGTACAGACGGCCCTCGGCGAACTTGAGTTCCAGCTGCGCGCTCATGGCGTCGCCGACGTCGGTCGGCTCTGTGTAGGTCACGGTGCCGGACGTGTTTTTATACTTTCCCGCCCGGATGCCGCGTAAGTCAAAACTAGGCATTTACAATAGGCCCCTTTCTTTAAGCTTTTGTGTAAGGATCTTTTCGAGCTCCGCGTTTACGCGCTTCTGCGCGTTCCTGACGCCCTTTGTCCAAAAATAAGTTCCTGTGATCTGCCCGTACTCCTTCGCGCGGCCGTAATTCAAAACAAAAAGCACGGTCGCCCTGCGCGTTCCGTGCTCGTTTTTGCCGACTGCCGTGATGGTGATATACGGATCTCCGTTTTTGTCCTGCTTGATGGTTTTGCGGTATTTCACGCTGGAGGCGTAGGCTTCCGTGCGGAACCCGCTCGCCCGGACGGCATTTTGCAGTTCCTCGACGATGATATCCCCGGCGGCGTATAAAAGCTCCTGCTGCGTTTCGTCGTCAAATGCGTTGGCCTTTTGGAGCGTCGCCATGAGCTCATCCGTGCCTGAAAACGAGATCTTAGCCATATTCCGCGCCCTCCGTTTCGGCGATGAGCGCGATCTGCGTGCGGCCCGTTTCCTTGTCGTAGGTCTCCATGTCGACGGTAGCAATGTATCCTGCGGCCTCCAGCGCGGCTTTCGTGCGCTGGAGCAGGTCGGCGGCAAAGCCCTCGGCAAAGATGGAAACGGCGTACTGCACGCCGGTCTCGGCCTCTCCGCCCTCGGCGTAGATCTGCCCGGACTGGCCGAGCAGCTGATAGGTGATGTAGGTTTCTTTCGCGCCCTTATAGGGCGGGTGGCAGACCGGGACGCCCAGGTCTGCCATCGCCTCATAGATCATCATGCGCCGTCCCTCCGTTTGCAGGTCAGCTCGATTTCCTCTGTTTCCTGCCCGTAGCTGCGGACGACGTCAAAGACGTCAGAGCCGCAGACGAGCTGCTGCTCGCCGCCGTATTCCGCGCTGTGCATTCGGAAAATTGCGTCCGTGCGCTTGCCGGCTTGCGCGGCCTGATAATACTCGGCGCGGTTGACGGACTTGCGGGCGGCCCAGACGGTTGTCTCGCGTTCGAGCTTTTCGGTGGTCTTCCCTCTCACGATGGGGTAGGAGAGCAGGCGCAGTGTGATCTGCGTGTCAAAGATCACAGCAAGCACCTCCTGCTCCGCCGCTGGCTTGGACTGCCCGGTAATCGTCGGACAGCCCCATAGCGTCGCGGATATCTGCAAAGCAGGTCTTCCATTCCTCGCCCCGGCCGCAGAAATCATGCTGCCAGCGGACGTATGCGCGGACGGCGTCCTTTACAAGCGGGTCTTCCTCCGCGCCATCCGCGCCTGCCAGATGCAGGCGCAGAAGGCAGGCGTCTACCTCGTCGGCGAGCTCATCGTCAAGCGCAGTTGTGGTCAGCCGCAGGGCGGTTTTTGCAACGTTGATCAAAGCCATTGGTTATCCCTCCCTGTTGGCCGCGCGCCGTCAGGCCTTCTTCTTGGTCAGCGTGACGAGGCTGTTCGTGTCGACGCACTTGCCGTCGACCAGCGCCAGCGCGACGGTCACCTCGTCGTCGGTCTCGTTGTCTGTGTACTTGCGGAACGTCATGCTGAGATTCTCATTCCAGAGATAATCCTTGAAGTTGAAAATGAACGCAAAGATCGTGTCCGCGGTCACACTTGCGGTGAAGGACGGCAGATAGTCGCCGACGAGGACGACCTCGCGGCCAAAGAGCGAATAGACGGGCTTGCCGCTGAGCCCGTAATTGACGCGGGCGACGGGCTGCTTCTTGTCGTCCACCATGCCGACGATCTGCTCAAAGAACGTCTTCTTCGTCATGCACCAGACGGCGTCTGCGTCATAGGCCTGCGGCAGGAGTGCTTCGGCCTTGACCAGATCGGTGTACGCCAGCGCGGTCGTTGCGGCAGCGATGTCGATGTTCTGGCCGGTCACAACGGTCTCCTTGGTGATGCCCTTCGGCTGGCCGGAGCCGGAGCCGCTGATGATGGACTGCTCCTCAGCCTTGACCATGGCCTCGGCGACGTTTGCGACAAACTGCGACTCAAACATCGGATAGGTCACGATGGAGACCTCAAGCGACATGGAGATCGCGCAGCGCAGCTTGTGGTAGGCAAACGTGATGGAGCCGAGTGCCTTTTTCTGCTTGTCGGAGCCTTCGCCTTCCGCCACCCACGAGGCGGTCGGCTTTGCGGAGCTGGTCGGGACAGTCACGCCGCCTTTATAGGACGTGTGCGTCACGCGCGGCAGGATCATGCCGGTCGCTTCGATCTTTTCGTAGATCTTCTGCAGCGTCGTGGTCGGGATGGCTGCGCCGACGTCGGAGGTCTTGGTGTTGGCGTCCGCGTTGGTCAGCTCTGCCGGGATCTTCTTGCCGGTCAGGACGTAGTTCATAAAGGCTTTCTTGTACTCGTCGGTGTCGTACCGGTCGAGCACGTCCGGAGTCTTTGCCGTGCCGGACAGGTCGACGGACTGTGCCGCCGCAGCCGGGGCCGCGACCTTCTGGCCCGCGAGGGCGTTGAGGTTCGCCTGGATCTTGGCTTCCTCCTCAAACTTGGCGTCGAGGGCCTCGACTTCCTTCATCTTGGCCTGCGCCTCTGCGGTCTTGCTTTCGTCCAGCAGCTTCTGGGCGTCGTCCATGAGCTTCTGGCGCTGGATGTTGTAAATTTCCTTCGTCATTTCAGTTCTCCTTTGAGTTTCAAAAATTTTAATTTTGCTTCTGCCTGCGCCCGTTCGGGCTTAAAAAAGTCAGGCGCTGCGGCCTGATTTTTTATGAGATTTTCTGCGCGCCGGAGCGCGTCCTCGCTGAGCATGCCGGAATAAAAATCCGCTGCCAGCGGCTTCTGGCCAGAGCCCAACTGCATGACGCGGTCGATGAGGCCGAGTTCTACGGCCCGCTCCGCCGTGACCCACGTCTCGGCGTCCATCATGGCGGCGATCTCCTGCTCGGACTTTCCGGTCTTAGCGATATAGGCCGATGTGATGGCGTGATTGGCGTCGCGCAGGACACCGGCGGTGTGCTCCATCTGGCGGTAGTCGCCGTCGGCGCTGGACTGGACGTTGTGGATCATCATCATGCCGGTCGGCGTCATCTCTGATTCGCCTGCCATTGCGATGATGGACGCGGCCGAGGCTGCTAGGCCTACAATGCGGATGTGGACGCCGCCGGCGTAATTGCGCAGGGCGGTGTAAATCTCGCTCGCGGCGAATATCTCGCCGCCGCCGGAATTGATCTCCACTTCGGCCCGCTCTCCGTTTCCGGATGCAAGCGCGTCGGCTACGGATTTAGGGCTCGTCGCCTCCATGCCGTACCACTGATAAAAGCGGTGCTGGTTGCTGGACACGATGGGCCCGCGAATGCTGATCTTCATGCGGTTTCATCTCCTTTCTGCGTGGTGTTCCGGTCGACCGGCTGCGTGTCCAGCCTGCGGATCGGCTTGTCCCCGCCGTCTACCGGCGCGAGGTTGAATGCGCGCCGCCATTCGTTCGGCGTCAGCGCGCCGCGGTCGACCATCTGCAGGAGGTTGAGCTTGGTCGAGGTCGAGGCGAAGTCCCACGCGGACGCCTCAAAGACGATGCGGTTGCCGCAGCCGCGCTCGCGCCGGGAAAAGAGCTTGCGGGTGTACTCGCCGCTCAGCTGCTTCAACACCGGCTCGATCTCGGCGTCAAAATAGGCGTTCTGTTCGTCCTCCGTCGCGATCGACGTGACGATATGCGGGTTGGTGTTAAACAGGGCGTAGATGCGCTGCGTGGTTTTGTCCATCTGTGCGGCGTTCGGTACGTAGTCCTTGGGGTCGATCTGCTTGGCCTCGGCCTTTGCGTCGACGGCCGCGACGCCCGTGCCGTTGGAAACATTGAGGAAGCTGTCGGCAAAGTCCTGCGCGCGCTTCTTGATATCCTCCGCGCGCATGGAGGATGCGAACATCAAAAGCCAGCGGATGACTGCGCTATTCCGGATGGCTTTGACGATGCCCTGATCCGTCGTGGTGACGATCTCCATCAGCGGCACAATGGCCGGAGCAATGGGGTCGCCGAAGATGTCGTTTTCGTAAAAATCCCCACGCAGGTGGATCACATCGTCGTATGCAAACGTCAGCACATTGCCGTTCTGCATGTAAAATTTCAGATACAAATTCCCGCCCGCGTCATAGACAGCGTCTGCCTGCATGGCTGCGACCGGAAAAATGGCGTTCGGCAGGCCGTTTTCGTCCCGCAGAATCACCGCGAAGGCGTTGTTGTTGAGCACCAGCTGCGCGGCCAGCTTCTCCTGCAGCATCTGGCCGGTCATGTACTGGTTCGGCTCTTCGAGCAAAAATCGGATGTAAGGTTCCGGATTGACGGCGATCTTCCGCGTCTTGGCGGTGATGGTCTCCCGGATGTGCTTTGCCGTCAGCTTGCCGATGGCCTTGATCTTTGGCCGGATGCAGGCGCGGACGATGTCGGACTGATACATTTTGCCGTTGTAGCTGTAAAAGCCATTCCCGCGCTCCTGCACCATCTGGACGGTCGAGACGCGTTTAGTTGTCGTTATATTGGTCCAGAGGTTTTTGAAAAATCCCATGTTGTCACTCCTAGAGCATGCTTTTGTATTCCGCCTGCTTCTGGTCATAGACCGCGTAGGCGTCGAGCAGTGCCGCCGTGCCGTCGATGCGGCGGGTTGACTTGCTCGTCTTGTGCGGCTGGATATTGCCGTTTTTGTCCTCGTCGTAGGCGGTGTTTGCCAGGCACCACTTGTCGATGGGGTGGTTGTTGTAGATAATGCGCTTGGACTCGAGATCGTTGCCGCAGCGCTTCATCGGCTCCGACAGTGTCTTCACGCCCTGATAGACCGGGATCATGGCTTCTTTCCCGAAGTAGTCGGCCATGCTGTCCGTCCAGTAGGTCGCGGACCAGGCGTCGTAGCCGACGAATGGTATAAAAATATCGAGGTCTTCCTGCACCTCGATGAACCATGTTTTTACGTCGTCGAACCGGATCTTGTTTCCCTCCGACAGCCGGAGCAGGCCGCGTTCGTGCCACTTGTCGTAGGGGATCTTGTCCTCCGTGACGCGCTTTTCCAAAAGGTCCTGCGGCAGCCAGTACATCTGCAGCACAAACAGGATCTCCGGCAGCTCCGGCACCTGGAACAGGACCTTCGCCGCCGTCAGGTCGGTGGTCTTGGACAGATCCGCGCCGCCGATGCCGTATCGCGGGTAGGAAAGCACGCGCTCCTGCGTCTTGCCGTCCGCCATGTGGTGCTGCCAGATCAGGCGGCGGTTTTCCTTGTCGAGCTGGAAGGTGTCGCGGTTGTCCAGCTGCTCAAAGTTGAGCCAGGCTTCGCTGGAGGTCTCGCGGATGTTGAAATCCTTGCAGACGAGGTTGCGGACGAGGGCCGGGTTTTTCTCCGCCCGCTCGACCCGCTCTTTGAGGGCCGTGTAGCTCTTGATCGTCCCGAGGCCCGGATTTGCCTTTTTCCAGCAGGCCGGGTCCGTCCACTCGCTGCGCTTGTCGAGCTCGTAAATAAACGCGATCCGGCGCGGGTCGTGGTACCCGTCCGGATCTTCGTAGCCGTTTATGATGCGCTCGGCTTCTTCGTATTTCTCGTCGTAGATGTCCTCGCGGATGGTGCCCGCGGTGGAAGTGATAAAGATCAGCGGCTGCTCACGGGCCGTCACGCCGTCGGCGATGATGTCGTACAGGGCGCGCCCGCTCTTCCACTGGTGGATCTCATCCATCATAGCCCCGTGGATGTTGAGGCCGTCGAGAGTGTCACTGTCAGAGGCCAGCGGCTTGAAAACGCCGTCGTTGAAATCGCTGTCCAGCTCAGCGACCAGACTGCGCATCCGGCGGCAGAGCGCCGGGGACTTCTTGACCATCCGCTTTGCTTCCTGCCAGATGATCTTTGCCTGGTCTCGCTTGGTGGCCACGGCGTAGACCTCCGGTCCAGCCTCACCGTCCGCCGTCTGCAAATACAGGCCGACGCCGGAGGCCAGCAGCGATTTGCCGTTCTTCTTGCCGACGATTAGGATGGCCTCTCGGTACTGGCGGTTGCCCTCGATGTCGATAAACCCAAAGGCAGTCGCGAGCAGCGCCTTTTCCCAGAGCTCCAGCTTGACGAGCTGGCCGCCCGCTTTGCCCTTGGAGTGGTGGCAGTAGTTCTCAAAAAACTCGAGGACGTGGTTGGCCCGGCGTGGGGAATAATAAAACTCGGAATCCGTGTTTTCCAGCTGCTCTACAACGTGCCGGTAGGTCTTCTGCACTTTCAGACTGACGGTCTCTCGGCCCGACTGGATCGCGTCCCAGTATTCGAGGATCGGGTTGTAGGTCTCCGGGTAGCGCGTGAGTATCATTCCTCGTCACGCTCCCGGACAAAGCTTGCAAAGCCGTCGTCCTCCTGCTTTGGCGCGGTGTCCGGCTTCGGCAGCAGCGCTGTCAGCTGCTTGATGATCTTCTGGTAATTCGCGTTCGTGGAGTTGTACGCCTGCCCGATGGGCCGGGCGCGGTCATATGGTTCCAGTCGCTCCGACTGCTGGAATTTCTCCGTCCAGCCGTTTTCCCGCAGGTCGTCCGCCATGTCCTCGCACTCGATGCGCATAAAGGCCGCCTGATCGATGAGTCCCGCGACAGTCCCGGCCGCTTCCTTCGGCAGAAGCTTGTAGATCCTCCGGAGTCTGGCCTTCTCGGCGCGGATACGCTGTTCCTTTGTCTTTTCCTGCTTGTTCGCCACAAAAACCGCCTCCTTTTCGCGTGATTTTTGCCGTCTGTCCGCGCGTGCGCATAGATTACTTATCGCCGCGCTTTTGTAGGGGGGCCTCGCGAACGGCCTGCGTATTCTTCCGAGGTAGGGCGTGCGGTGATTCAGCCGGCGCCCCGGCCTCGCGCGACGGGGGGGATCGGGTCTCCGGCGGCGTCGAAGAAAATTTTTTGCGTCAGAGATTTTGCAACGCCGTGTCCGTCGAACTGATCATGGCAGTCTTTACAGACGTACTCGAGGTTGGAGTAGGACAGGCTGACGTCCGGGTCGGTGATGTTGTCCGGCGTGAGCGCCCGCTTGTGATGGACGATGTAGCCCGGTTTGTCCCGGCACTCTTCGCAGAGCCCGCCGTCGATTGTTCGCCTGTACTTGATATACGCGGCGCGGCATTTCTTCCAGCGCCCGGATGCGTAAAAGCGCGCGGCCCATGGCTGCATCCTGTTCCCTCCAATTCTTCACGTTATCACTGTAGCACATTTTTTTGGCCCTGTTGGCTCAATTCTTGCGATAGCCAAGCTCCCGCGCCGCTTCGTATACAAAACGGCTGTACATGCGCTTGGCTGTCGACTGGCTGACATGTACCCGGCGCGCGGCAGATTCCAGGCTTTCCCTCGGCCAGATCCATGCGTGCAGGCGCACGATCTCCAGCACATCGGCTCCGTCCCTCCATGTCTGTGCGGTATTGATCGCTGCCTGTACGGCTGCATAGTCCTCGTACTCCCGCGAAGATAAAACGCGCACAGCGATATCCTCGACGGCACGCCCTGAGGAATGCCCGCCCGGCTGTGAAGAATACCCCGGCGTGATCTTTTGCCGGCTCATGTCCCGAACCTGTCTGTCCAGTTTCGGGTATTCGCCGATGGTCCTGCATACATTCCAGTACCACCAGTATCTCGGTTTCGACATCTGTTCAGCTCCTTCCTTCTTTGTCTTGAAACGTTACACATTTACAAGGCTTAAATAAGGCGGCTCCCGGTCCGCTTGCGTTCTTCTTTTGGATCTCTTACATATTTATATATCTGTAAGCCGTACTGCGTTGTACGGGCCTCGACGAGGATATAGCCGCGCGGAGCGACCGGCGGGTGCTTGGGGCTGTACTCGCGCACGGCTTCGGTCGCAGGCTCCGGCTCCGGCCTGACGCAGTTGCGGCTCGCTTTCCATCGGTGGCCGCCGAACTCCTTGCGCCAGTGGCCGTGCAGGTAGTTGGCCAGCGCCGTGTAGTCCTGCCCGTGGTCGACCTTATTTCCGTTTTTATCCAGATAATAATTGTGCTGCCGCAGTGGCTTGCAGTCGATCACGCTGCCATATCCCCACAGCTTGCCGATTGCCTCCGGCGGAATGCCATCCGAGATCATGTGCAGGTGGAATCTGCTGGTTGATTTCCCCTGGCCGTAAACCACGACGATCTTTGCATCAGGGTAATTATATGTAAGGCGGCGGTAATACCGGTCTCGGAGCTTTCGCATCTCGGCGGCGGTATGTACCTCATTCTCCGTATCGAGCGTCAGTGTGGAGTAATAGGATGTTGGTCCGAAGTTTGCATTGACCAGCGTTTCCAGGCGGCTGGCTGAGACTTTGCCGTTAAACTCGTCGCGCTCTGCCGGCGTCTGAAAGCGCGGCCTGCGCGGCTTGCTGGCCTTGATCTCCGTGCCGTCCGCGACGGTATACACGATCTGCTTGCATACATGCCCGGCAAATATCCGGCGTTTGCATCTCTTTGCCATAGTCTCAGCTCCTCTTTCTTTTTTCTTCCCGCTCAAAGCGTGGCCGGAGATTCCGGCCACAGTTTCAACGGTCAGTTCGTGTATCCGCACGCCTTGCATGTGCATACGTCTGTCTCAGCGTCCCATTCGCAATCTGATGCCCCGCATTTCGGGCAGTGCCCCCACGCGCCTCGCGCTCCTTTGGGGTCTGGCCCCGGCCCATTCAGCTTTGCATGCCATGGATCCACTTTCGGGCCCAGCTCCTCCCAATGTGCGGTATGCTCACGATTATCCCCGCGTGCCTCTCTTGCCTTCTCGATCCGCATTTCCAGCCGTGCAAGCTTCCGCTTTCTGGCGTTCTGTACCTCTGCCGCTACACCGAACGCCCACATCATTTCATCCAGCACGATCTGCACGTCCGCGATCTCCTCGGCGATCTCGTCATAGTTGTCAATCAGTCCGTCCCCAAGCCCACCGCGGCCCGCAAACGTCACCCGCTGCGCCTTGCACAGTTCCTTTGTCAGCTCTGCCATTTCTTCTATTGCAACCGCAATCTGCAAATCATAGCCAAATGTCTCAATTGCAGACCAATAGATGTTTTTTGTGTCTGTCATCCCTGCGCCGCCTCCATTTCCTTTCGCTCCTGCATAAAGCCGTGCAGGAACAGCTCCAGCAGGCTGGCGGCGCGGTTGACCAGTTTTGTCAGTGCCTTTTTGCTGATCGAGAGCTTACCGGTCGTGATGACGCTCGTCTCCGGCCTGCCGATGATCTGGATGGTCGGCTGCGGTTCCAGTGTCTTCGATCCGTCGTCCTCGATCTTGTAGAGCGGCGGCGTCACCTGCTCCATGATGATCCGCGGCGGGTATTCCTCGCCACGGAAACTGACGTCCCAGTGCAGATCATCGTAATCTTTCACAAAGTCGTCCAGCTCGACCGAAAATAATTCCATCATTGCTGCCATGTTTTTGCTCCTTTCAAATTTCGACACACTCATTCCAGCGGATATTGATCCGTTTTCCGCCGGACTGGATCACATATCCTGCGTTTTTGAGTTTGTTCGGGCCGTACTTTTCTGCGGCATGCTCCGATCCGACGGCCGGCTGGTATTCCGGGTCGACCGGCACTTTGCATATGATGCGGATGCGCACCATCGTGTGCGTCAGGCGGCGCGGCTCCTCCGGCTTCGTTGGCTCCGGCGGCGTGTTCATCGCAGCCATTCTGGCGCGCCGCTCCATATGCTGCGCGATCGACGCGCATGATCGGCTGCAGTAATAGCGTCCGCTCTTGTTTTCGTTGACTTTTCCGATCGACCGCAGGAACGTTTTCCCGCATAGGCTGCATGTCTTTTGTACCAGTGTTTCCATGGTTCTCGTCCTTTCTTTGGTCAGGGGCCGGTATCCCGGCCCCCGGCAGTGGACGGCCTCGCACCGCCTGCGCCCGCGCTGCCCCAAGTCCGATCCTGCGCGGGCGAGCCGCCCTTGTCTGCGTCGGGCAGCTTTTGAAGGAGGTTCAACCATGCCCCCGGGTGCGTAAAGCCCGGGAGTGGGGTAACGTTTTCCGGCACGTTCCACACCGTTTTATTCCCGCCCGCAGGCTTGAGGGGTTCTGCGGGCGGGTTGCAAAAGCCGGGGTGATCCTTCCGCCGGCGTCTCATGGCAAAGCGTCGGCGGCATAAGCCCACAAAAATTATGTATCCCCGGCTGATTGCTGTGGTTTCTGGCAGCCCGGCTTCACGCCTACGTGCTTGCCGTACTTGCCATCCTCTCCCTGCTCAAGCGGCAGGGTCTTTCTTCGGGCCTGCTCAGCCGCATTCCAGCCGCAGCCCTCGCAAAATTCATCGCCCAGCGCTGCCATCATGCAGGATCTGGCGCTCTTTGGCAGCATGCACTTCTCGTTTTTTTCGTCGGCCATGCTCAAACCTCCTGTATATCGATCCCGTATTTGGATCGCATAAATTTTTTATTGCGCAGATACTCCTTTGTCCGCGTCGCCGCGGACTTGACGTCCTCGACGACCAGCTTGCCGCCGAAGCGGTACGAAAAGTCCGCCGTATACCGGATCGCGCGGATCCGCTCGCCGGTCTCTGTGACGTAGCTCTCCTGCAGCGTGAATTGCGGCTGCAGTCGCAGATCCGTGATGATCCCGGCCCGCAGCATGGTCATCAGCTCATCATACCGCCGCGCCTCTTTCTGGCTGTCGAAGCGCAGCTCTCCGCGCTCGGCGGGCGCGCTGTGATACTTCGAGACCTTCTTCGGCCCCGCGTCAGCCCCCGGCATCTGCTGCCGTGCATAAAGCTCCCGCATCCTCGGCGGCATGTCCGCCATGGATTCAAACCGCAGCCCGCTCATTCTGTAGCGCCCCAACTGCAAAAATTGTCCGGCTCGACCGCAGGAGCGTTGATAAAGGACGTGCGGGAAAAACACCGGCCTTCGATCTTGTAAATACAGTCCTTGCACCGCACCACCGGCGCAACGTCTGCGGCGGGCTGACGGATCAGAAGCGTTTTTACCCGCTGCGGTGCCCAGCGCGGATTTTCCGCGTTGCTGGCTTCAAAATCTTTCAGCGCCGCTTCGCGGCTGATGTATTCGTCAGGCATTTTCTCTCTCCCTCCTGTTCCATGCGTCGACTGCTTCAAACCGGAATCCGTATTCACTCCCCGTCTGCGAAATATGGCATTTGGGGCAGGAACACAAATACCATTCTGTGAATCTGTTATGGTGTTTGGTTACGACAGATTCCCCGCCGCAAAACGGGCACGGTTTCAGTTCAGCCATCCTTCTTGCCCTCCAATCTGTTCAAAGTAAAACTTGATCGGTTTCTCGTGCTCGATAACGTTGCCGTAGGCAACTCCCACCTTGTAGATGTAGTTCTCCCTGAGTTTGCGCGGGATCTCCTCGATATAGCGCCGGAATGTCTCCAGCGTGTTTGCCCGCTTGTAGTGGTTGCACATCCGGCAGGCAGGCATGAGGTTTGAAATATCATCTGTTCCGGCTTCTTCAATATCCCACGCTCGCAGCGGCCGGAAGTGGTCTACCTGCATGTCTCGGATATCGATAGACCGTCCGCAGTAGGCACAGTGGCCGTCATACTTCGCATAGACCGCTTCCCGTTTTTTCTTACTGAAGCTCATCCCTTGCCCTCCATTTCCTGAATCGCCCGCTCGGCTTCGGCGCGCGTCAAAAATATGCTCTTCCCGATTGCATTTTTATCGAAAGCCGGGCCGCCTGCCGTCTCGTAGATGACCTCGCGCACCGTGTGCTCATACACCCTCACCCCGTCAGTCTCGTACACCTTGCACGGCAATATAATGACGCGCCCGTCCTTGTCGGCCTCGGCAAGCTCTTTCAACCGTCCGACCGTCATTTTTTCCGCAGCCTGCGCGAAATCCCACATATGCCCAGCATTTTCGCCCAGTTTGTGCAGCATTTCCGGTGTCCATCCCGTGTCCTCATGCTCCACCAGCCGATCTAACAAACGATTGCGGCAATACAGCGCAGTGCAGTCAGCCATCGGCTTACCATGCTTACCCGTCCAATCCGCTTTGCACTTCTCGCAGTCCAT